GTTGACGACCCCTTAAAGCCGTAGAGATCAGACCCCCCCCTACCCCTCAGCCAAACCCATCCGTTTCGCCCGTTCGCGCGCTGTCTTTCGACCGTGACACGAACCGCAAAGCGCTTGGCCTTTGCCTTGGAGATCGCCACCATCACGCCGCTCGTGGACGTGATCGGCATAGAGCGTCACGCCTGATCGCCCGCAGGCTTCGCACTTGTAACCAGCACGAGCCTTGACCGCATCGGCCCATGACCTGTGCTCGCTTGTGCGTAGCTCTTGGTCTGCCTGATGCGGTAGTGGCTTGGCTTTGCGTAGATCGGCGGGCTTCGGCCCGGTCTTTACCGTGCGGAGCGCCATAGCCTCTCGTGATGATTAAGCAGGCATTCGCGCCTGAGCCCGCAGCAAGCTGCGGGTGGGTGATGTGGCTAGGCCCGCGACAGGACTTGAACCTGCATCGCTTCTGAGAGCCAGAGGTGTTTAGCCTCCTGCGTCCGCCGTTTCCGCCACGCGGGCCTATGGAACCCCAGAGCCTTAGCCCTGGGGCATCGCAAGGCGCGAAGACCTTGCGGGGATAATGGATGAGGCTGCCTATTCCCGCGTGAGCACCCTCGTCAGGGTTTCTCCGGAACGCGTAGCCTCAACTCGTTGCCCGTTCGGGCAAATAACTGCCCCGCACACCAGCCAAGGTCGACACTCGCTGGCATGACGCCCTGTGGTCAGGGCTGGCCCATTTAGATGGCGGACCGGGGCGGACATGGGAATTTGTGAATGCTATCGTTTTACGGTGATTTGCATGACACGTCAAGTCCGTTACGGGACAGGGACAGTATGGGGCGGACGATACCCCGCGAGCATTGCGTCAATGGCGACCGCAGCGGGTCCGGTCGGGCCTTCGCGGCGCTCCCAATCTCGGACAGTCACACCAACGTCCCTGCCCTTCAAACGCAAAGCGCGCCCCATCTCAGACAAATGCAGGGGCCGATTAAGCCCCCACATATTGCCAAGAGTGGCGCGTGCGTCTCTGAGTTCTGCGGGGGTCATGAGAAAATGTCCCCATCAACACTCGTATAAACATACCCAACCGGCAGCAAGTCGGAAGTGGAAGCGGCCCGAACCGCCTTGCAGCTTCCCCACTGGCCGGTAGCCAAGGCTAATTCGGCTTCAGCGATCGACATCGGCAACCAGCGGCGAGCCTCCCCCCAATAATGGGCGATACGCTTGCCATTCTTGTTTGAGCGAATGCGGATTGAAATTGAGCGACGAAAGTTGGTCATTTTTGTCTCCTGTGAGTGGGGCGCTGCCCCGTTGCTGATGAAAACTACTATACAAGTTTTTCTCGTATCTGCAAGCGGGTTCCGATCACGTATTGTTACAGTTAGCCATCGCCTCAAGCCCATCCCGGAAAAGACGCGCTACGTACTGCGTCCCGCGTGTGCTGGGCTCGCCTCGCTTATGCGCCACTTCGGCAAAGGTCAAACGGGCGCGCAGGATATCCACCACCGTATCGCCCATGATCATGCCAGCGACCCGGTAAACCCGCCGCATGGTAGCGAGCGCTGCGTCAGCACGGTCAAGCCCAGCGACTACGGCAAGCTCAACACGCCTGCCCGGATCAATCCTGTCACCCTGAAGCCACTGCGATTGCCCGGATCCACCGAGGATCGTTAGCGCTTGCTCAATCTCACGACCAACAGCTAGAGCCGCGTCAGAGATGCGCCCGTGTGCGTGCTCGGTGCCGAGAATGTCAGATTTGATATTGCGCGCCACCACGATGGACCGCAGCGGCGTGTCAGGGTGCGGATGTGGGTCACGCACCCTGTCGTGAACAATCGTCATCGTGGGGTAGCGACCGACCGGCAATAGCTGGTCTGGTCGAAACGCTGGCATTGCCTGCCCGCCGTCAAGCGGAGGGGAAGCGGTACGGGCAAGGGTGACTGCTACTTTCCGACGTGGCATGGGCCGCTCCTGTGTGAGGGTCCATGCGGATATTGGCGCGCTCAATAGGGGTACGCGATCAGGCGGGGAAAATCAACGTCCCACCCCCTTTCCTCATTACCTCATGCACACCCCTTAAAGACCCCTCTAAATGGGGGTATTTGGCTAAAAATAAGGGGTATGGACATAAATAATGAGGAAAGGGGTATATATATAAATATATATAATAATATCAGATACTTATTGAAAAACTTTCCTCAAATTTCGGCCATGAGGAAAGTTGAGGAAAGCCCCAAAAAGAAGCCCGGAGCGCTTTTGTCCGGGCTTGAGGTAAGGTCAAATTTTGAGGAAAGTTTGAGGAAAGTTTCACCCCTTGCGATAGGTGATTTTCGGCCTTCCTTTGGTCGGGTTTGACACCATCAGAATCTCCCCGCTTTCAAGCAATGTGGAGATGATGCCAGATAGGTTGCGAGCGTCCACGCGACCTTGCACGCGGCGTAGCAAATCATTCCGGCCGATCTCGCCAGCCCGTTCCACGATGCCACGCACGAGCTTGTAATTAGCCTGATGATCGTTTTCGGAGGCGTGCTCGCGAACGCCGCGCAACATGCTTTCAGCACTCCACCACGCAAGGCTAGCCGCCCATGTGATGTCCTCGACTGAGACGGTCTGAGAGCGCCGCCCGATGGCTATTATGGTGGCAATGCGGACGGCCATTTCGCCCGTGCGTGCAAAGTAGGACGCCTCGTTGGCCTCGGCATCAATCATGGCCTCAACACGGTCTAGAATGTCAAGGTAAACGCGCTCGGCTGCGGGCGATGTCCAGCGCACGGGATGGGCCGCAATGCCAGCAAAGTACGGGTCTGGGTTGCCATCGCCAGGGATAGTCGCGCCGTCCTTGTGGATGGCCTTCAGGCGCTCGACAATGGCCGGTGGTGGTACGAAGGGATTGGCTTCGGGAACCACGCGGGCGGGCTTGTCCGGGCTTTCTAAAAGCAGGAAGCGGTTAAGCACCCCGTTAGAGGAATCGCCCGCCGCGATGGACTGATAGAACTCCTCGGCAGTCGTGGCACCGACGATGGACATGCCGGGCGAATGGATGACCTCGCTGGCCTTCTGCGCATATTCGGGCGTGACCATATCAGTGAAATTGCAGCCCCATGCCGTGCGAAAGATTTTCGACACCGCGCCCTCAAAGCCGGACGCGCGCTTTGAGTTGATGCGCTTTAGAAACGATCCGAACTCGTCCATGGGGCAAACATTGATGGGCGCGCGGTGTAGCAGCGACACGACGGCAGGCATGGACGTGAACTCGTCCGGGCCAACGCGCTGGGCAAGCCCGCACGCCGTCAGCACCGTTCTAATGGCGCGCAAGGGCACGTCCTTACCCATGCCGGTGGGGGCGACATTCAAGATATATAGATGGGTCGCGGCTCGCGTTGGTCCGACATAGCCGCCGCCTGAGACGGTGCCGACGATAGCGAGCGCGGCTCCTATCGATAGCAATGGCTGAGGACGTGTTGCGGTCGATACAATCCATTGCGCAAGATCACCTACCACGCCGGGCGGATACGGGAATTGCGGGGGCGGTTGTGGTGGCGCGTCCTCGATAACCTCGCCTGTCGTGCTGTCGATCAGCGTGCCGTCGTCTTGGCGTAGGATCGTGGCAATAGCGGCATGGTCAATTTCAATCTGGTTGCCCCAACCGAAATGTTCTGGCGTTTTGCCTAGCTGAAGACAAAGCCATTCTGCCGCCGCCTTAACATCTGGTGCGCCGCCGTACTCCATAACCAAATCAATGGGCGTTCTTTTGCCATTTCGCCCGTCGCCAAGGTCATGAACGCCAAAATCAACAATGCCGTTAGGGGCAATTGACAAATCTTCCTCAAGGTCTCGTCCCAAGTCACGAGACGAAATGCGATAGGCTTGCGTCCCGACTTGATATCGAGATTTCGGCCAAAGAGATGGGACCCAGCTAGACAGAGATGAAAGCGCGCCGCTGTTGACATTCCGAAAATAGTCAGACCTTGAGGACGATTCCGGCAAGGTGGTGGTGTCAATCTTGACCGCGCTGGGGCTTGGCGTTGGTCGCTCATCCCCCGCCCGTTCCAGCATGGCCGCAAGCGTGCGTGGTGCCTCCCGGATTTCTCCGGGCGTGCCGCGCACCTGATAGCCGGTGACGGTCAGATAGCGCCCATGGGAGTATAGCTCCACCCCGTTGCGCTTGATGGCTCGGGGCAAGTCCCCAAAGAAGAATATACGCAAGCCCCGCCCTGATGGGCTGATCTCAATATAGGTTTCGGCTAGGTCAATGATGGCCTGCGCCCATGGCAACGGATAACCGCTCTCGGGATCAAAACAGTCGTCAATGTCGCCAGCACATAGCCTGTCATCGCCTGAGAGCACATAGCCCACGCCCGCAAGCTGGCTGCGCAAGGTGCGCTGCACACACTCATCGTAGGTCGTCCACGTGCCAGGATTAGAGGACGAGGCATTGGCACCAGTCCGGGCTGCAATGGGGATTTTGCGGGGCTTTTTGCCCGGCTCGGGAACCGCTTTCCAGCTAACCCATTGCGGGCGGGATTTCAGATAATCGAAGGCCGGGCAGTCCGGCAAATTGTGGAACGAGTGGTGAGGATATGGCTCGGGTATGCGGTCAGAATGGAGCGCGACCACTGTCGACCTCCGCGCGAATGGCAAGGCCAAATTCCTCAATGAGCCATTCTAGAAACTCGAATATCTCATCATTGCGAACGGTCACGCCCTCGTCGGGTAGTTTGGCCCGAACGGTTTTAAGCGCGCGCTTTTCGATCTCATCTAGCTTTTTAGGGGCTAATTGCATGATTTCTTCTGCCCTATCGATGCCGCATGGATTGCAAATCCAGCCGATGGCGTTTGGCCTGCCCACGCCGATGTTGTCGGCTCGTGATCGGCAGACGATGCAAACGTGATGATTGTTGAGGCGAGCGCGAAGGGGGGTCACGCTGCCTCCGACAGGGGTGTGGAGGCGGGCGCGGATACATCGGCCCTAACTGGCGAAGATTGGTTAGCCCGCCTCCACTCTGACCACAGGTCAGATATCAAGCGCTGCGTCATGATACGCATCGCGTCATTGTGTGAATGGCCCTTTGTCCACTCGGGGTGCGTGATGGCAGTCCGCTCACGCCGCGCTAGGTACAGCGCGTGGTATTGACCTTTGACCGTTGCCTGCGCTCGGAATAGCGGCGATGTGACAACGCCGAAGACTTGGCCTAAGCGCGCGGGGTTATACCCGGCCTCAGTCCACGTTGAAGCTGTCAGCCCGCCCTCTTTGCGCCAAGTCGAATATGCCTGCCCAAAGTAGGGAGCGAGCCCTAGCCGCTTTTTCAGCCCGTCGTCTGATCGATACGAGCCAATATCGCCCGCCTCGCCAACGATGACAGCTAGACCAAGTTCACCAAACCCATGGACACCTTTGGCCCATGATGACCAGACGGGGAGCGCGCGGGCTCTGCGCTTCATGTCTAATTCGATTTGATGGCGGGCGCGCTCAATGGGGTCTAATGCGGCGCTCATGGCTGCAAAGTGCGACGCTAATGCGCTTCCGATCTCTTGGTCATCCTCATGCCATGGCTTGCCTGAAAACCCGTCAGACACGATGCGCGCGGCACGCTTGACCAATTCCTTTTGCGCTGCGTCCTCATTGCCGGGTTGAAAGCCAAGCGCCCGCCGTGTCATTGCGCCCGTCGCCAGAATAAGGCGGTTCGCGCCCTTGATGTAGTGCTTACGCCAAGCCTGAAGCTCTTGAATTTCAGCGTGCATCTGACTTCTCCCGATTGGTAGCAATGGCATCACGAAGAACGTCTTCTGAGACCAGTTGACGCAGCGGTTTGAAGGGGTCTGACATGTCGCCAGCGCCCGCTTTTTCGATCACGACGGCAAGAATGCGAGCTTCGCGCTCGTTCACACCGCGCAGGCTTTTCGCCTCTGACAGGCAGAGATTGCCGATGGGCCTTCCATCTCTGACCTTGAACGTGTCCCACATGCTCTTGATGAGGGGCGCAGCCATAACCGAGTGGACGTATCGGCGCGGAGGGTTCACGACAGGCAGGCGCGCCGGTATCGGCACATAGGTGCGGCGTACGGTTGGCCCGCCTGTCGTGATGGGGTCGGATGAGGGGCTGGGCATGAATGGCTCTTGCGAACGCGGTTTAACTGGCCCCTCCTCCGATGGGGTTCCTCTAATGTGGCGATCGTTCAATGGCGGTAACGGCGAAGCCCTTCTGGCCACATCAGAGGAATTGGGGGCGTGAGGAGGAATCGGCGACATGGCCCTTTCAGGCAAAGACGATCTGGCCTCACTCACGCTTGTGGTAGCAACGGCGGCGCTCGCTAGCGTAGGCGCATTGCGCGGAGCGTCTTTGGCCCCGCCGTCGCTTGGGGGTGAAGGATGGGCGGAGCTTTTCTGGCCCTCATTGGGCACCGGCGAAAGAGGCCCATCCTTCAGTTCTGTGCCGGCCATATCGCTGGCCAGCAATTCGAGATAACGCCGCGCCATAGCACGGCACAAATCCGGTCGGCCCGCCACAAATGCGGCAAGCCTTTGCGATGCCTCGTTGGGGCCTAACAACCTCAAAAGGTCGGAGGCCGTCACGTAAAGCCGCGCCTCTGCGCTGGCATCGGGCATTTTTGCTTTCAATTGATCTGCTAGAGCGCTCACGCTGCCCTCCTGTGCCGACGACCGACGATTTCAAAGTATTTGCCGTTCGGCTTGACGCGGATTTCGTCAGGCGGGTTGATCTCGTCCTGCCGCTCTAGCGCCTCATCAACAGTGGATGGTGGAGCGGTGCCGGCTAGCCGTTGCCACCATTCGCGCGCCTTGGTGAGCGCGTATCCGGGCTCGTGCTCAAAGCACAACCACTCCCGATAGACCTGAAGCCCAGATCCATATTCAACGCGAAACGTGGGGGGAGAGCCGGGCTTGTTGTGCTTGAAATAGCGCACGTCCTCTATCGGAACCCATACGGGCGGCTCGGTTGAAAGGATCGCCACCGCAGCGTCCGCCTTGGCCTCGTGCTTGGGAGTTTCCGCCGCCTTCGGCCATTCATGGGCGCACGTCGGACACGTCCGGGTGTTGAGCGCCACAAGCGTCATGCACGAGGGGCATTCCTTTGCCCTCACGTCCGCCTCTTTGGCTGTACCCTCGCCAGCGGAGCCGCCGTTGCCGACAGTGATCGCATCAACCGGGCCATGCCTGCGCACATTGCCGGCGAAGTCCAAAATCAAGGCGTCTTGCTTAGATGGTGCCAAGCGAGTTGCCCTGCCCACCATCTGAAGATACAAGCCACAACTTAAAGTTGGTCTTAACATAGCCACAAGATCAGTGGCAGGCGCATCGAATCCGGTTGTCAGCACCGAGACATTCGTCAAGCACCGCAGCGCGCCGGACTTGAAATCCCGCAAGATGCGGTCGCGCTCGCCTGTCGGGGTTTCGCCCGTGACCATCTCGCACGAGACCCCGCGCGCTCGCATGGCATCGCGAACGTGCTCGGCATGTTTGACACCGGAACAGAACACCAGCCACGAGCGCCGATTTTCGCCCATGCTGACGATCTCGGATACCGCCTCTTGCGTAATCCAGTCCTGATCGACGGCAGCTTGTAGCGCGCTTTCAACAAACTCCCCGCCTCGCTTGGCAACGCCCGACACATCAAGCGTGCGAGCGGTCGCCTTGCTGATGAGCGGCGATAGATAGCCGTCATCAATGCCCTGCCGAATGCCGTAGTCGAAAACCATATCGTCAAAGAGCCGGTCAGACCCTTGGTCTAGCCGCCCGCTATCGAGACGAAACGGGGTGGCAGTGAAGCCAACCACCCGCATGTCAGGGTTTGCCTTTCGCATGGTGGCGAGAAACGTCCGGTACATCCCATCGCCCTTGCGGGGCGTTAAATGCGCCTCATCAATCATCACCACGTCGCGAGAGCCAATCGAATAGGCATCCTCGCGAAAGATCGATTGAATGGACGCGAACAACACGGATTGACGCCGGTCGCGTCGTCCAAGTCCGGCAGAGTTGATGCCGATATTTGCGCTCGGATGGTTTCGCAAAAGCGCTTGGGCATTTTGCGCCACAAGCTCTCGGCTATGCACAAGCATGATGATGCGAATATCGGGATTGATCGTCTCTAGCTCTTTGACGAGCCCGGCAATCACCACGGACTTGCCTGTTCCGGTTGCCATGGACACCAGCGGGTTGCCGCCGCCTGCGCTCCAATAGTCAATAACGGATTGGATGGCCTGGGATTGGTAGGGTCGGAGGCTCACTCCCGCCTCCCATCAATCCACTCGCTGCCGTCCGGCATGGTGTAAACGATCAAATCGCCGTCGATTACGTCGACCTGTTCGCCGGGAACGAGGGCCGGAATAAAGCGGTGATCAGGGCACCCGGCTTGCTGGTCCTTCCAGAGAAGTGCTTTCGCGTGCTTGTCGCAATGCACCATGTAATCGTCGGAGAGCGTGACGAAGGCGCACGTCCGGCAATTCAGGCGCGGCCATGCGCGCTCGTGGCATTGGGTTTTTGCTTTGCAGAACTTGCACGCGAGTGCGGTCGGATCGTTGCTCACTCGTGGTGGTGGTTCGGGTGCAGCGACAATGCGAGCGATGCGGGCTTCAAGACCCAAACAAAACGCCGGGTCGTAGTGCAGCCGCTCGGTGACAATCTCGTCGGTGTCTTTGTTTGCGCCGATGTAGAGTGCGCGCTGAATGCCCAGCCCGTGCATATACATTTGGCACTGTGCGTAGTGCTCGGGCTTGGCCTTCTCCAGCTTGTGCTTGATGATGGCGCGATAGTCCGCAGCCTTGAGGCTCTTGCACTCAATGACGTGCTCCTCCTTTTCGGCAGTTGGCACGTTTGTTGCCCGTCCATCAGCTTTGCCGCGAAGCCAGCCGTTAGCAAGGCTTACCTGCCATTGCCGCCCGGTTGCCGGGTCAAGGTCATCAACGAGCACGTTAGCCGCACGCAGATAGCGAATAAGCCGCTCCTCGTAGAGATGGCCGGTCTCGAAAATGCGTTCCTTTTTGCCTGTCGGTTGCTCCGGGTCGTGAACCCAATGGAGCGAATACCAGATCGACCGGTCGCACTCGGTGGTGACTGACGACATGAAGACGCCGCCCCAATCAGACGCGCGGCCTAGCTTGGCAAGCGCTTCGTCAATCGCTGCGGTGATGTGGTTGTGTGGTTCGGGAATGGCGTCGTTGCCATTCGATGGCGCAAGGCTCATCATTCGCGCGCCTCCCAGCGCTCGTCAGAGTGTTGTGTGTGGTGGAGGGACGCGGGGCGCGTCGGCTAAACTCTCCCCGCGTCCCGGCTCCGCTAGGCTCGCTTTAGGAACGAGGGCGCGCGGCCTTGGGTTGCCGGTGCAGCGGCAGGGCGTGCGCCTTGCGTGACAGCCGGGCGGGCCGTTTGCGCCGGGGCCGGTGCGGTCTGACCGTAGGGCTTGAACTGCTTGATGCGGTTCTGCATCTCGCCAGTGTCCTTGCGCTTTTCGACGCCGATCTTGGCTATCACCGGTTTCCACTCCAAGTCCTGGAGAACTTGTGGTGGGCTCGTAAGCTGCATCGCATCGCGCCAAAGCTCGGTGTAGCTGCGCTGTGCGATCTCCTGCGCTTGCGGGTTTGAGTGCCGCAAATTCAGGTTTTCCCAAATGAACCGGCCTTCAAACTGACCGTCCATCACTTGGAAGGTCAGCTTCACAAGCACATCGCCGTTGTCCTTGTTGACGCGCTTTGCCTCGGTGATTTGCACGAGGTAATCGCCAAGGGGCAGCGGCTCCAAATTGGGCCGCTCGGTCGACATATTCGGATCGTAATTGTCGTACAGGTCTGCAAGCTCATCCATGATCAAGCTGCCTTCTCAATTTTCGGGGTGTTCGGAAAATACGGAGCAAGCGCGGCGAAGCCTTCGCCGTGCCGGAAGGGCACCTTGTCAGGGATGCCAAAGCGGTTCTTGGCGATGTAGGACGGGCGCGGGGTGGCATAAATCCACCGGTTCCCACCACCAGCGCCGCGAACCCGGCTAGTCTTGTCCTTGGGATCGTCCGCGACCACGGTCACGTCCTGATTCAAGAACAAAATGGCGTCCACCTCGTCTTGAAACAGTGCCAACGCCCGCTTGTGCAGCCGGATATCAAACTGGCTGTATTCGACCGTCATCGGGTCGTTGACCGATTTGACATGGCTGTGAGCGATGAAAACGACGTTCATGCGTCGTTCGCGCCGAAGCGTGCGGCAAATGTCCAAAAGCGAAAACCAATAGTGGTCTGCCTCAATGTATCCCTTGCCGTAGCCTGGGGATTCAATGGACTGCCACTTGTTCTGCTCGCACAGCGCACGCCATACCAGCGGCTCCAGCTTGTCGAGGCTGTCGACTACGACCGTCTGATAGTCGTGGTCTTCGACGGCCAGAGTTTCCAGCGCTTCACCGACTTGTTCATAGCTTGTCAAAAGCCCGAACGTATCGATTTCAACGCCAGCAGGCGTGCCGTCTTCGATCTGCACAAACACAGGCGAGGGAAACTCCGTCGCGAGCGTTGTCTTACCCATGCCGGGCGGGCCGTAAATCAGCACGCGAGGCGGGTCATCGTTCACCTTGCGGCGAAGGTCAGACAGTGAAATTGCCATTTTGCCTTTTCTCCTCTGGCTGCGCCGCCTCGTTAAGGTCCGGGAGGACCGGGGGTGAGGTCGGGAGGCAGCCCTTAGCCAACGGTCTAGGTCGGCTCCCCGGTCCTCTCGGTGAAGGGTTCCCCGGACGCCGAAACGTCCGGGGTGCGCGCGCCAATACCCGCAAGGGCTTTGGCAGCCATGCGGACGCGAAACGCGCCGATGGCATTCAAGATTTTGATGAACTCATCGAGCGACCGAGCGATGTGGTAGTGACCACCCGCGCGCTCTAGGTCGCACTGAAATTGAATTTGGTGAGGGCTTAGCCGCCCCTTGGTGGTCTTGAGTTCAACGCCGTGAACAACGCCGCCCTTGATAAAAATAAAGTCAGGAGCGCCGGGCCGAACGCCCATGGCCTGGAGCTTGGACCCGACCCGTCGCGAGCGCGCTTCACCGTTGGGCACATGGAAGGCCAGCACGTCATTGCGTCCATACGCCGTGACGACCTTCCAGCACTGATAATGGAGGGCGCTCTCGCTCATCACCGTACCCACGCTGGTCCGCTAACGCGCCCGTCTGATGGTGGCGCGACTTGGCGAACGAAGCCAAGCGCTGCGAGCTTGTCGCCTAGGGGATCGCGCGGGCCTGTGGCGTCGGCTTCCTCGTCAAGGTCGAAGGGGTCAGCCTGCGTTGGGTTCCGATACCACTTGTACTTTGCCACTAGGCTTTTGATGGTTCGCGGCGTGACGCCGTGCTTGCGAGCGATGGCCCCGCGCGTCAGCTTTGCTATCAAGTAATCTTCGCGGATCGTCTCCACGTCGATAAAACGCGGCTTCGGACGCTCCCAGCCTTGCAGTTTTACCTTGTTGTTGATCGCGCGGCGTGTGACGTCGTGGCGCTGTGAAATGGTTTTCAGCGCTTCGCCTTGTTCGTAGTCGCGTCGGATAGCTGGCCAGTCTTTTGTTATGGGGCGTACCATGGTCATTCTCCTAAGAATTTCTGAGCGCGCGCCACTTGAGCTTTAAGCGCGTCCATTTCAGCGCCGCGAGGGTCAAGACCGCAGCGGCGAGCGATTTCAATTTCATGAGTGGCCCGTGCAATTTCGGTTTGAAGTGCGTTTATGACTGCGGACTGAAGCCGCTCGAAAAGATCGACGGTCAGTCGCTTGGCACGTCCGCGCGCCACGTACTCAACAGCGGCAGGCGTGATGCCGATGCGTCGTGAGATGCGAGCGCGGGCTTGCGAAGCCGTCGCCCCCTTGGCGGTTTCAATCCGCTCTAACTCTTCCACCCAAGCCTGGGCTGTGGCTGACGCACTCATGTAAATTTCGCCCTGTTTGCGTGACAATTCGCCCTCCCCTTTGTGTGATGGTCATTCCAGCGACGGACGACCACATCAGGAGCGCGTTATGCGGAGAGGAAAAAACGGGCGGAGGAAGTCACGTGACCCACCATCCGCCCGCAAGTTAGCCCAGGGAGGACGGGCATTTCATCGCGGCCAGACCACGTAGAGGCTGACGGCTAGGCAAAGGAGAGACGCGGCCATCATCGTCACGGCAACGCAAATGCCGATGTACGGAGGCTCCTCGTCGTCGTAGCGGTAGGAGCGCGGGGGCGTGCGGTCGCGGTTCATCACAGCACCGCCTTGAGCGTGTCGAATGCGAGATGCGTCACCGCAAACACCGCACCAAACGCGGCGAATAGGCCGACCGTGGCGAGCGTGACGCCGAACGCGCCAAGCACAAAGTCAAGGGTTCTGCTCATCGCGCAGGCTCCTGTTCTGATAGAAAATCGTTGGCCGTCACGAGCCCGTTTGTCGCCGCGATAATCCGCCGCATTTGCTCCGGGCGCGGCGTGCGAGCACCAGCCAGCCAAAGCCGGACAGCCTCAACCGAAACGCCAAACGCTTGCGCGGCATCCGTTCGGGTCAGCTGGTGAGTTTGAAGGTAGTCGCTGAGGGTCATGCCCATAACAAACAACAAATCGTTGTATCAGTCAACAACAATTTTTTGTTTGGATTGAACATGAGTGAAAAGCACAATGCGGCATGTCGAAAAAACCCCAAAAAACGGACATTCCGCTGTGGGCTAAACGCCTATCGCGTGCACGTGCGCGAAAATTCCCTACCGCGCTGGCGTTTGCGGAGTTCATGGGGCTGTCACAGCAACGCTATGGCTACTATGAAATAGGGCGTAGCGAGCCTGACTATGAATTGCTCATACAGATATGCGTTGCCCTAGAGGTTTCGCCTAATTACATTCTCATGGGGAGCGAGGCCATGGCCGCATAGCTCCAAAGGGGGCTTTATGCGTCGATTGGCTTTATTGGCGTCTCTTTCGATCATGATGGGCTGTCAGACGAACCCGCAACAAACAGAGGACCCGCCTATCTGGGGGCGCTTTGACTGCCAGCGCCAAGCGGACAATCCGGCGCTAATGTCTGAGTTTGAGCAAGCGCGCATCATTTGCACTGGTCGAGCCGAAGCCCAAGCGCGCGCTGCCGCTGCATCTGTCGCGCCTGGTTACGGCATGGGCGGCGCAATCGCAGCGGGATTCGAGCGGTCAGTGGTTGCCCAGCAAGTGGGGGTCCCCGCCGTCATGTCGTGCATGGCAGAGCGCGGATACACGCGAGCGCCGCGCGCTGCTCACGAGGCGAGGTGCGCGGCAGTGCCGTCGACCCCGCGCCGATAACCACACTATCCCATCAGAATCGCTACAACTTTTAAAGCCGGCTACAACTAGAACAAAGAGCGAACGCATCTGACAACATTTTGTTGTTGACCTCTACAACGAAATGTTGTTTACTCCTCTCCATCGAACACATGGAGAGCCCCGATGGCACGCAAGCCAAAGACGCCAGACGAGCCCGCGATTATCGCGATCAAGGGCTTTGACAAAGACCTGAAGTGCCGTGGCTATCAGTTCGAGCCCGGCAAGACCTATACCCACGAAGGCAAGGTGGCGGTCTGCGAAAGCGGGTTCCACGCCTGCCCGGATCATCCGCTTGACGTTTTCGAGTTCTATTTCCCCGCTGGCAGTCGATATTTTGAGGTGTCGCTAAGCGGCGATTACCAGAAAAAAGAAACCAAAATTGCCGCCGCGCAAATCTCGCTCTCTGTCGAGTTGACAATTCCTGATCTGGTCCATCGCGCATGGAGCTATGTTTGGTCGCGCGCTACCGTTGAAGATGGTGCGTCTGCTACAGGCACCCGAGGCGCAGCGTCTGCTACACGCTACCAAGGCGCAGCGTCTGCTACAGGCGACCAAGGCGCAGCGTCTGCTACAGGCTACCAAGGCGCAGCGTCTGCTACAGGCTACCAAGGCGCAGCGTCTGCTACAGGCGACCAAGGCGCAGCGTCTGCTACAGGCACCCAAGG